ATTTGTCGGCGCACAACCGTATGTGAACTTGAAGCTTGTGGGAACCTTGCCAGGGTCTGAGATAACTAATAAACGAAGTTATTCTCGGCGCACTTCAAAATTTGCTTCACTTTATGGTAAAGTAGCTCTTCAAGGGTTGCTTGATATATGTGGTGATAAATTTCAAGTGGTTCACCCCACTCAAACTAATTACTACAAAACTGTTTCATCGTGGGATCAAAAACCGTCTTACTCTTACGAAGATGAGATTTCATTTCTCTTTGCTAAGCAGTTTTTTGATCAATACTATGGTCACATTATGAGTGATTGTATTGCGTCCTCTGAGGAGATCTGTGAATACATAGATTGGACTAAGAGTCCGGGATGGCCCCATACTTACTTTGGATTTCGAACTAAGGAGGATCTCGTACGGTCCCTTACTGACACGTTGTTTTTTGATCGTGTCGGAACGATACCTATCTGGAATGTCGCTGGAAAGGTTGAGTTTAAAGATATTGCTGATATAATGGAGAATAAGATACGGTTGTTTCAGATACCGTCATTTGAACTCTTATATTCGCAGCTAAAGTTTGGAAAGCGCATTTCTCTGCGCCTGATGAACGAACAATGGTCTGCTTATGGTTTTAATCCATACGCAGGGGGATTTGAGCGTTTGGCTCGTCGACTTCTTAGTAAACCGTATCGTGGTTGCTATGATGTTAGTGGTTGGGATAAGTTCCTTCCACTCCTCAAAGATATTTATTCTACGCTTTTAAAGCGAGGAAACATCCCTGAGTCTGAACTTGAAGAGTTTCTCTGGATGGTCACGAATACTTGTGATTTTATGCTTAAGCTTATGAATGGTAACGTGGTTTGCAAAGACTACGGTAATGCGTCCGGTTCTGGATGTACTACGCGTGATAATATTTTTGGCCATATTTTGATTTTTGCCGCTGGTTTGTACGAAGCTTATTTTGCTAAAACTGGAACGGCTCCTCCTATGTCATTAGTTCATGATCAACTAG